TATCGAAATACACACCCCGTTATCATCTCATTCTTTCACTGGATGGACGTTAAAGCTTCGAGGGAATTCTCAGCAGAATTCGCTGGTTACTTCTGGCGTGAGTACGAAGCATATCTACAATCCGACTGTTGTATGTTCCATAATGACTACGCAAGGGATTTATTTTATCAGGAAATCAAAGACCATATCAAAGACGAACCCGATAGACCAACAGGGTTATTTCACCCCCCACCCACGATATTCGGCAAAGAAAGCTTCGAGCTTCCCCCTGAGGCCGTGGGGAAGAAAATTGTCTTATTCAATCACAGATTAAACAGAACGACCAATTTCAAGGCTGCGATTGATGCACTTGACGAACTCTACAAAGAGCGGCAGGACTTCGTTATGTGGTTGACAGACGAAAAGAAAGACGTGAACGTGGGTGACTCAGTTGACAAACCTTTCATCATCCGAAAGACGATGCCTGCGAACCAGTATGGGAAGCTAATACAGCAGTCACACGTTGCAATCTGCAACCACAAGGGTTACTCAACGTGGAACATGGCGATACTAGATAGCTTGGTGAATGGTTGCTTTACTCTCATCCCCTACGATTCGGTGTATAAAGAGATGTTCGATGACGTGGGTTTCGAGTACGGACAATATCACAATTTCGATAATTTGAAGCAACTTGTTAACGATTGCCTCAACACCGATGTCGAAATATTACGAAAGAAAGCAGAGGGAATCTGCAAGTCAGCACCAGCATTTCAACACACAGATGATATCTTGACAATCATTGAGAACGCAATCAACAAGAAGATTCCTTCAGAGACATACAAGGGATATGAAGACGTGAAGCAATACATCGAAAACCGGGGAATCTGTTCGAAAGAAGAATGGGTCGATAAATTCTGGGCGGGGAATCGCAACTCTAACTTTCTCAGAATCAGGTGGTTATTGTTGAAGAATGGCATATCAGACGATACAAGCGCAAAGAACACAGTTTATCACTACGATGGGAAGGTGACTGAACAGTTAGTTGACGTACAACCTGCGCTCTTTCTCCCACCAAAGGAGTATTATCACGGATAATAGGGGGTTCAAGATGGACGAAGAAAAATGGCGCTTCGTACTGTTTCTGTCAATCTTGTCAATTACAATATCGATTTTATGTGTACTGATTAACATCCTATGGAGGTTGATATGAGTCACAGGAAGCTAAATATAATACTGGGACTTGTACTTTCTGCATGGAGTTGTGGTTTGATGTTCGTCTTCATCTCGTTACTACCAGAAGGCAGTTACCTACACGAACCCAATAAGCTGATTTGCGTACTTGAGTTGATTTACGTTTCGCTCGGCTTGGTACTGGGGCTAATTGGATTGGCAGCGGGATTGAGGGATGGATAAATATCTCGAAGACATCTACAAAGAAATACCACGCTCGAAGTGTGCTGAGAATTGCGGTGACTGCTGTACCATTCTCTTTCCTTCATTGCGTGAACTCAGAAACATCAAGGAATACTGTGAGCGTAAGCACATAGAGTACAAAGATTTCACGATGAAGCTGGACGAAAAGTGTCCTTATCTGACAGCAGACAAAAAGTGCGAAATACATGAAGTGAAGCCATTTCTCTGTCGTATCATGGGGGTTGCTTATCATCCAGCTTTACAATGCGCCAAATGTGTTCCGGACAGCATATTGACAGCAAGTCGATGTACCACACTATACAAGAAGATATATCTCGTAGGAAAAGAATCCAGACGCTCCAAACGACACAAGAAAGTCGTTGCAAAGCTGTTACTCGAACTTGAGAACGTCAAAGGGAGGAAGATAGATGAAACCGAAAGTGTTGGTAAAGGGAAACCCTGACTGCGTACACCACGAGAAGATAGAAAATAATATCGGAGTCTGTATAAAGTGCGGGCGTAAAATCCAGTACGTGACGTATTATCAATTGACAGAATCGAAATTCAACCCCCAGAGAGGAAAGACACCCACCTATCTCGAAGAAATGAAAAACAGGAGGGGGAACATCGTTACAAGATGAAAAAAATTGTCAAGAAGAAAGAAGTTAAGAAGAAAAGAATCACGCTTCCACAAGCGAAGAAAGAAGCTTGGAGAATCTTTTCGCAGTACGTGAGGATGCGTGACGGGTTGAAGACGACAGGTTCGACAGAGTGGGCGCTCTGTGTAACTTGCAGGAAAAGGTACCACATTAAGCTTTTACAAGCTGGACACTTCATTCCCGGGCGACATTCCAGCAATCTTTTCTCAGAAAAAGGTGTCAACGCCCAGTGCTACAACTGCAATGTCAATCTCAAAGGGAACGTGCTGGTTTATCGTAGGAAGCTGATTGAGATGTATGGAGAGGGGGTAGATTTAGAACTCGAAGCAGAAGCAAGGAAAATCAAGAAATTCACTGTTGGCGAACTCGTTGAAATGGCGACAGAATACAAGAAGAAAATACACGAATTGGAACTTGAGAATGGGGTCAATTTTGATTAAGGAGGTGGTAAATGGCACTCGTTGATATCGACGTGAGCGATTACATCGATGAACTCGACACACAAGACATGATAGACGAACTATTTAGACGGGCGAATCATGGGGACAAAATCGCCAATAGTTACTTCGGTGGTAACCCCGAAACGTTGCGCTTTCTTGCTGAGAAATGCAATGTTCCCAAGGAGTTGATGAAGCTAATCAACGAATTCATCGAAGGTAGACTCAGCTTATCCGAAGCGCTTTCGATTAGGAGTGAGTAATGGATAGTATCGAGAAAGCACCACTAACGCATAAAATCGGAGCTAAAGGCTCATGGCAAGAACAGCAAAATAACTTTGACCACGACTACTACACCAAAGGCAAAGGGTATGAGGATATTAAAAATCAGTTGATATCCGAGGGCTGGAAAAGCCCGGGAGAAGTATCGTCATTAGAAAGAGAATGGAAAGCGCATGTCAAAGCAGTTGAAGAAGTAGCCTATCTTAAGGGGAATACAGATGGACTTAAGACAAGTACCATACAGATTCGCCAAGAGGCTTTCAAAGAGGCTGCTGACCAAGTGGAATCATATCTAAACATATCACCGAAGCATCTTCCAAAGTTAATAGAACAATGGCGTTCCGGCGAACTGCCGGGGGAGGGATAGGAGATGACTAACGAGCAGAGAGATAAGATACTGGAGTGGTGCGGATTCAAACAGATAACAAATGAGCGTAAAGCCGGATATGAGACAAGGGAGTGGTTATCACCGGACTTGAAATATCAGTATGTTCTACCGCCTACCATCGACCTCAACTTCTTCGGGAAGTGGGTGTTTCCGAAACTACAAAGAGAAAATAAGTTTCACTATATGCACTTCGGTTTTGACCGGACGGATGCCAATATTAAGACTATTCAGATAACCTTTGCGAATAAATTACTAGCAGATGGCGAGGGATTATCTTACGAGGACGCTCTAATCTCCGCATTGTTGAAGCTGATTGAGGAGGATGAAAAGAAGTGAAATTATATGCGGTAGAGTTTGATATGCAGGATTCGTATAACATCGAAGCCATATTCCGTACAAAGGTTGAAGCACAAAAAGTAGTAAATAAGTTTAATGAAAATGGTTTCTACAGTAAGTTTAAATATTATGGAGTGAGAGAGTTTGAGTTGTTAGAAACCGCTGAAGATTATTTTAAGGAATTCAATTAAGGGAGGTCAAAGGAATGATACTGCTGACAGACGATGAAAGAGAAAAGGCTCGTACCATAGCGGGCAATCGTACAAATTTTCATGAGCCACATATTACAACTGAATATGAGTGGAATATCTTTAGGGAGAAATATTACGGGGAAGAAGTTGCCAAAGCCCAGACAAGGAAGATATATGATTGGGGAGATGAAAAGTGTGAATCCCACCCATATTCTAAGGATGCACAATTATGTCTTAAACGTGAATGCCCACAGTGTTGGGAGCAACTACGGGGAGAGTTAGAGAAGGAATGAAACCAGCAAGACTTCCAACGAAACTACCACCAACCGAATTGACAGCATATCAGAAAAGCATCGTCGTCTTAACGGGGATGGGATTGACATCCGCTGAGATTGCTTTGAGACTGGGTGTTAGTTGGCAGGTTGTCAAAAACAGACAGCAGATTATCCGTGCGAAAATGCAAGCGAAAAACAACTGTCATATGGTGGCAATATATTATCAAGGGATGATTTCATGAAGACGATATCAGGTTACACAACAGCAGAACCCGAAGAATTCAGAATCGACTGGTTTCCCATTTGCAGTATCGAAGTCCACGACAAGTGCGCTGAATTACTGCGTGAGAAGTGCATTTATAGGAACATAGAAAAGAAAGACTGCAAGCTTGTTTCAATCACGGTTAAATACACAACGGAGGCTTAATGTGTACGTTATCGGAAAAGAATTCGGTATCAGTTTATGCAAGTTATTCAATATCGACCATCAACACGTCTCATGGATGGAAATCATCATCCCGGTCGCAGACCCGGTCATCGTGAGAGTACATCGCTTCATCGACGCCAAAGAGGTTGAAGAAATCTACAAGTTATTAGAGGGGAAACAACTTGAACGAGTATAACGAATTCAAAACAGAAGACTACAAACCCCCACAATACAAGAACCCGTACAAAGACGAACTGACTGTCGTCAGGATGCAAATCAACTTTCACGGTATCTATGAGATGGGCGCTCAAGCCATGCTCAAAGCGATTATCGAAAGGATGGAGGAAATCGATGCAATTCGAATTCAAAGCGACAAGAACGCTCAAACCGGGGATATTGGTACTAAACTTCAAAAACATGTCATTAAGAAAAGCAAAACCAAACGAAAAAGGACACATCGTAAGCAACGTGTATCTTAATAAAGGTGACGTGTTGATATTTTATTTGAATTTTATCGATAAATACAAAGCTTTCGAGCCGATAGAATGAGATGGATATCGTTAAAAGTTATTACGCACCAAACGAATTGAAATATACATCTCACCAGTGTTACTTCTTGCTTTGTCACTACGAATTGTTAGAACAGGGTCGATACCCGAAAGACCCTGAACACTTCGAAGCACCAGACGGCACGAGAGGTTCACTGCGGGTACCTGTCAATCTTGCCCTTAACATCAAAGCTGATTTAGACATGCGATTAGAACGCTGTGGGACACATGGGAAACTGCTCAAGGCAGAGTGTCAGGCTCAATACACGTATAACCAGTTGTCTTATGAGTCAAGAAGCGCTCTCAGCTATATTTCAGGGGTCAGAATGAGAAAGCAGAAATATGTCGTCTTTAGAAAGCAGTATAACTACCTCATGAAACAGACGGAAAAGTCTGCGAAAAAAATCGAAATTTTGACTATTGACAATCAAAAAAATCAGATTTATCATAAAATATAACAGCCATAACTATCACAACCGAGCCGAATAGCTCGGTTTTTTGTTAAGGGGTAGATAGATGACGAAGCCTTGGAACCATAAGATACTACCCAAAATAGAAAGATTCACCCGACTGTACTTCGAGACGGGTGAGAAAGAGAAGTCAGCAATCCTCGCCGGATACTCAGTGAAGTGCGCCTCAGTGCAGGCTTTCCGTATGCTGAAAAGAGCCGACGTTCAAGCACTGCTGGAAGAACTCAGAGAACAAGCGACCAGCCACAGCGTGATGACCGTACTCGAACGCAAGCAACGACTCTCAGAGATTGCACGTGCGAAACTGACAGACTTCATGGAACTGGGGCAAGATGGTTCGTGGGTCAATCTGGGGAAAGAAACAAAACAAGGTGGTGCTGTTGCTGAAATCCACTCACGAACAGACTTCAATGAAGATGGCGTGACGGGAACTCTGCACTCAACTGTCAAGCTTCACTCACCAATCCAAGCGATTGCTGAATTGAACAAGATGGAAGGTGTGTATCCCCCTGTCAAGACCGATATCACGACAGACGGGAAAGCGCTTCCCAAGACTGAGGTCTACCAAGTGGTCAATCTTGAGACAAAGCTTCTCAATCTCAAATTAGAATCAGAGGGACGCCCAGTTGTGGAAGTTAACGACAGTCTACCAGAAGAACCTCTCAGCATACCTGAATCCACAGATACGCCGAGCGCTGAATGAGGGTGGAACTGCAAGCAGTAAAAGCTATTCGGTTCAACAGGTACTAATCAGAATCGCTCAATCTACAAAGAAATTCCGCTTGATTTCAGTTGTCAGCGAAACGATGCCACACTTGAAAAGAGGGTGCATCCGTGACTTCATGAACCTGATGGGTGAGAATTTCGAAAGCGGACGCTATAACAAGACTGAACAGCAATACCGTTTCGACAACGCAATTTATGAGTGGTTCGGTGCAGACGAAGAAGCCAAGGTGAGAGGTCCACGCAGGGATATTCTGTTTCTCAACGAAGCGAACAATATCCCATGGGACACTGCACGTGCGCTAGACGTGCGTACTTCAGAATTCACATTCGCAGACTGGAACCCTGTTTCTGAATTCTGGGCGCACGAATACTGGGTAGGCAAACCAGAGAACGCTTATATCCACTCAACGTACAAAGACGCTCAATGGGCGCTCTTACCCGAAGTTGTCAAGAATATCGAAAGCAACAAGAACGACCCGAACTGGTGGAACGTTTACGGTCTGGGGTTAATCGGGAAGGTCGAAGGACTTGTCTACCCATTTTATTCCCAGATAGACCAGCTTCCCGATGTCGGGGAAAGAAGTTACGGGTTAGATTTCGGCTTCTCGAACGACCCGACCGTGCTTGTCGATAACAGGATTGACGGGGACAAGCTTTACTCAGACGAAGTGATATACCAGACTAGCTTGACGAACTTACAACTCGGAGAATTGATGGTAGAGCGTGGGGTCAAGAAGCATGAAGACTTCATCTTTGCGGATGAAGCAGAACCCAAATCGATACAGGAACTCTGTGACATGGGGTTCGTCGTCGTGCCTTGTCCCAAGGGCAAAGATAGTGTTGAATTTGGACACCAGAAAATCAGACAATTCAAACAGTATTGGACGAAACGCTCTGTCAACGCAATCAAAGAACAGCGCAACTTTCGCTATCTGACTGACAAAGATGGCAAGTACACAGAGAAGACCACGCACGTTTGGAGTCATGCGATGGACGCAAGACGGTACGGTGTTGTGGGGCTTGCCAAAAAGTCATATATTGACATCTGGTAGGGAGATACCAAAATGAGTGTAATTGATGCTGTAAAAAGAGCAATCAGCAGACGTAAGCTTGACGCTCTGCCGCTGGGTGAGGGAAGATGGCAGATTCCCCCTGACAAGACACTCGAATCTTATCTGCGTGCTTATGGGACGATTGGTTGGTTGTTCGCTGTCGTCTCGAAGATTTCGAACGGGATAGCAGACGTTCAATGGCACTTATACGACCAGAAAGACCCTGACAAGCGAAAAGAAATCACGAAACATCCCGTACTTGACTTGCTTGACAGACCTAACCCTTTCCAGACGGGTGCTGAATTCATAGAACTTGCGAACTGCTATCTTGAACTTACGGGTGAGTGCTTCATTCTGAAATTCTTCACCACGTTGAACCAGCCTGCACAACTGTGGATTCGTCCTCCCCAGATGCTCGATGTCGTCCCTGACCCAGAGAAGTATATCGCTGGTTATGTCTACAAAGTCGGTCAGGAGAAGATTCCACTTGAAGTCAATCAAGTGATGCACATTAAAATGCCGAACCCTGACAACCCTTACAGGGGGGTGGGACTCGTGCAAGCGCTCTCGGTTGATTTAGACACCGAGGACTTCGCTTCACGCTGGAACAGGAATTTCTTTTACAACGAAGGAAGACCTGACGGTGTTCTGAGAGTACCGGGGACAGTCTCGAAAGACGACTATGAGAAATTCCGTGAAGATTACAACCGCAAGCACATTGGTATCGCCAATGCACATAAGACGGTCGTTATCAGAGGCGACGCTATCGACTACAAGCAGATTTCGATGTCACAGAAAGACATGGACTTTCTTTCACTGCGTAAGCTGACAAGGGATAATATCCTTGGGATATCAGGGATGCCGGCGAGTATGATGGGTATCACCGAAGTAGGTTCTCGTGCAAGGGCAGAAGCGGACGAATACATCTTCGGACGCTGGATTATCAAGCCCCGCTGTAACCGCTGGCGCTCACTTTTCGTCGAAGATTTACTCGTGCATTATGGTGAGAATCTTTATCTTGATTACGAAAACCCTGTTCCTGAAGACAGGATAACACTCGTGACCGAAGCAGTGCAGACGTACAAGGGTGGTATCGTCACACGCAACGAAGCACGCACGAAATTAGGTTACGACCCAGACAAAGTTGATGGTGATTCTTACTACGTCGCCCCTGCTTCTCCTTTCGGAGAGACGGAGTCTGCCGCTGTGAAGTCGGTCGAAGACATGTTAAAAAAAAACTAACCGATGAACAGAAGGACGCAATCTGGGACTCTTACATCGTGCGTACCTTGAAGCACGAAGCGTCTTTCAAAGATAAACTCGTGAAGTTGTTCTCAGCGCAGGAAGCGGCGGTTGTTGCCAATGTCGAAGAAGGTCAGACCGATATTGACAGGATATTCAACGCAAAGAGGGAAGCAGAGAAATTCGAAGCTAATCTCGAACCGCTAATCACACGCACGCTGACAGACTCTTTTAATAATCCCCCACAAAAACCGATACATCAGCGCAAGTACGACTGGTCGGGACTATCACAGGAAGCTTTGGACTGGATTAAAGACCACTCGTTAGAAATGGCGCAGAGCGTCACGTCTACGACCAAAGACAAGCTGAGAGTCTTGCTTGCAGAGGGATTCGAGTCTGGTGATTCCGTCAAGGGTATCGCTGACAGAATTCGAGATTATTATGCAGGCTGCAAGAAAGGGCGTGCTGAGATGGTCGCACGCACGGAGACAATCGCCGCTTCGAGTAACGGGACGCTTTATCGATACTCTCGTGACGGGTGCGCTCAGGCGGAATTCATGGTTGCGAAGGACGAACGCACCTGTGATGAATGTATGATGTACTCTGGGGAGAAATTCCCCATCGACGGGAGTCATGCGATGATTCCCGTACACCCGAATTGCCGTTGCTGTTGGCTGCCGGTCAATCTCGAAACAGAGAAAGAAGAATACACACCACTTGCCCGGGAAATCTACTCAGAAGCGCACGAATTCGAGAACGCAGCCAGCAGTATGCTGAAATCGCTGGTTGACAGAACAGAGGGCGAATTCAGGGGCTTCGCTTTCAGATACAAGTCGGTCGATTCAATCTCACGTAAACTGGTTGAATACAGACATGATTACAAGGGCGTGATAACAGATGCAATCGCCAAAGAGAAAGTGACCGACGCCTTGCGCTATACTATCGTCTACTCAGACGATATGTTCGGTCTTCAGGTACTCGAAGCCCAGAAGCGCTTGAAGAAAGCAGGCTTCAAGCCGTTCATCGAAGACGGGGAAGATAAATTAAGGAACTATTTCGTCTCAACGTCAACTGAGAACGGTGTTTATAAGGGATACAATACGGTTTATCAGAACGCCGCAGGCAAGCGGTTCGAACTTCAGTTCCATACTGCTGAGTCGTACCGTCTGAAAGAGAAAGCACATATCTACCTCGAAGAATTCAGAGTCACGACAGACGAAATCGAAAAGAAGATTTACCGGGAAAAGATGATTGAGATGTGGAAGTTTTTCAAGCTTCCGAAGTACATCGACTTACTGCCCGGAAAGAGGATGCCATGAGTACACAGTATTACAAAGCAGTCGTTGGGAGTCACTTGTTAGGTATCGGCAGACACAGAACCGAAATCGACAGAGAAGCTTTCGAAGTCTATCAGGAAGGAAAGTGGGTCAACAGTCGCACGCTTGTTGACGCTCTGGGGCTTGGTGGTGACTCTCCGTATATCCCCATCACTGAGAAAGAAGCGAACAAGCTGAAAAAAGATATCGACGAAATCGTCAAAGAAAAAGGACGTTATATTGCGGCGTAGGAGTCAGAGATGCTTATTGCAGTTGCCGGTGGATACGACCCGATAACTCCCGGACACGTCAAGAATATCATCGAGGCTGCGAAGTACAAGCGTGAGCCACACTGGTTCTACCGTGATAAATTAGTTGTTATTCTTTCAAGGAATGACCAGCTTGTGACGAAGAAAGGATACACGTTTTACCAGAGCGTGCTTGATAGATTCGACATTATCAGGAACATCAAGGGAGTCGATGAAGTCTTCTTGAACATAGACAAAGACACGTCATGCGCTCAAACGCTCTCCCTGTTGAAACCTAAGCTGTTCTGCAAGGGGGGCGACAGAACGATAGACAATATGCCTGCAAGTGAAATCGAAGTCTGTCATAAGATAGGCTGTCAGATAATCTATGACGTTGGCAGGTATGCGGGACGCCATAGCTCTCAATTAGTGATGGAGGCAATCAAAAATGGAAGTAAGATACGCAGTCATTCCTTGCGAAGCCAAAGAAGTCGAAGATAGAACGCTTGAAATCACGGGAAGCACCGAAACACAAGACAGGGCGGGTGATATCATTCGTCAAGAAGGATGGGATTTGAAGAATTACAAGAAGAATCCCGTCTTCATGTGGGCGCACGACTACAAGCTACCACCCATCGGTCGGGCGACGAAGGTGTGGATTGATAAAGCATCGAAAGCTTTGAAGTTCCACATCGAATTCGCATCCCCAGACATCAAGTACCCTGAGTCGATGCCTTCAGCAGACACGATATACAGGCTTTACAAGTCTGGTTTCATGAAAGCGACTTCAGTGGGCTTCAGACCCCTTGACTGGGAGGGGAAGTCTGGTGACGATGACATGCCGAAGTATTCGGGCAATGTCTTCACGAAGCAGGAACTCTGGGAACTTTCTGCTTGTGCGATTCCTGCGAATCCTGACGCTCTTTCAGAAGCAGTGCGACGGGGAATACTCACTGAGAAAGAGGCAGTCACCATAGCGCAACCAGCGACGTTGGATGCGTCAACCTACCTATTCCCCACAGCGCAGGAGATACTTGACGCTGAAATCGTCGATTTGACAGAACCCGAAGTGACGAAGCCCGAAGAAAACGACGAAACAATCAGAATCCCTGTTGACAGTGGCAACCACGACGACCACAGAATCAGAACCATCGCAATCTCAGAGAAAGAAGGTATCTCAGCGCTGTACTGTGCCACGTGTAAGAAAGTCATCACGTACCTATTCAGGAAATCTAAGGGTTGGACGATGGACAAAGCGAAGCAGTGGGTCAAAGAACACGAGAAGTCTTCAGAAGCTTTTATCACTCTGGGGGAGAAAGTCACGCAGTCTGCTTTACTTGACGAAATCGACTATTTAGATTCAATGGTGCGTGAGATTGGCATCTCGAATGAGAACGCTTCAGCCGCAATGAGGTTATCCGCGCTCTTACTTGAAAAGATACCGGTCGAACGACCCGAAAAGCGCAATCCGGGCGGCGACATGCCCGTAAAATATGAACCGACAGCAGACGACCTAAAGAGAATCAAAGAATATGCTGTCGATTACATCAAGCGTGAAATCACGCTGATTAAGGGAAAATAAACTTTTAAGGAGAAGTCTTTTAATGTCTGAGAAATGGGAACCCACGAGTGAACAGTTAAGAGAAATCGGCGATGCGGTCGGGAAAGAGGTTCTCGACCAAATCAGACCCGCACTATCGACCATCGAAAAGAAACTCCCTTTGACCGAGAAAATCGAGTCTGGTGAATATTCGGGATACTGGGCGAATAAGATGCTCACGTCCCGTGAAGTCAGACTGCTTGACAATGGGGGTTTCAAAACTTTCGGTGAATTCCTGCGCTCTGTCAGACTAAATCCGAAAGACACGAGACTGGCGCCGCTGTATACCAAAGCTGGTCTCAGCGAAGGATCCGAAACAGCAGGGGGCTTCACAGTCCCACCGCAATTCAACGCTCAAGTGTTGATGGTTGCACTTGAGATGGCAGTCATGCGGGGTTCAAACCCGATGGCTTTCCCGATGGCAACAGACATGCTGACAATCCCCAGAGTGAACGATACTACGCACGCTTCGACAGTGTTCGGCGGTGTTGTGGCACAATGGGGAACTGAGGGCGGGACGCTTACAGAGAAAACCCCGACCTTCGGCATGGTTGAGTTAGTCGCCCATAAGCTGTGGGGCTATACTTACATGTCGAATGAACTGCTTGCAGACAACGCAGTTGGACTTGAAGCGCTGTTGACCCGGATGTTTGGTGAAGCGATTGCCTTCTACGAAGACGACGCTTTCATCAACGGTACCGGTGAGGGACGTCCGCTCGGTTACTCGAAAGGATCCGCTTTCTTATCAGCGAACAGAAGTGCCGCTTCAAAGGTCGCAATCGCTGACATCGCTAACATGTTAAGCAGAATGCTTCCTGCAAGTCTGGGGCGATGCGTGTGGTTTGCGAATCCCAACGTTCTGGCACAGCTAATCCAGCTTGGTTCTACCTACATGACTTGGCAGAACGTCGCTGGTGCGAACCCGCTTCCCGCAACGCTGTTTGGGCGTCCAATCAGATTCACCGAGAAATGCGCCGCACTGGGGACGGCGAACGATATCGCCTTGATTGACCCTTCTTACTACATCATTGCCGACCGTTCTCCCGTTGAAATCAGTGCATCTCCGCACGTTCGCTTCACGACAGACGAAACAGCTTGGAGATTCACGAAGCGGCTTGACGGACAACCGTGGATTGACTCGAAGCTGACAATGAAAGCTGGCGGTACGGTCAGCCCGTTCGTCACTCTTTACACAGCAACAACCGGCGGAGACTAATCTCTGAGGAGGTTATTTTAAGCGGGGACAAGCATCCGACTAAAACACTTGAAAATTGAATACGGAGGTCACACTATGCACAGTCTTGAACAGTCTACCAATCCTGTGGTCGCAATCGCACCTAAAATCGTCGGCTCAACCACTGCACTCGCCGGTGTCGGTGTCAAGATGGACAAGTACAACAACTTCGCCATGATTTGCATGTTGAAAGAACTTGCCTCAAACGGTATCGACGCCACATTCTACATCGCCGAATCGACTGACAATTCGACGTTCTCAACCTCTTATCTGAAAACCTGCACGCTGGCTTCGAATACGGAAACAGCGCAGGTTGACACGATTGAAGTCAGAGCGGATGAACTGTCCGACGGTTATTACTACGTGCGTGGTGAAGTCAAGATGACAGCGACGAACACTTATCAACCCGTCGCCGCTGCCGGGGTGCAGTTTAATCCCCGATTCAAGTAAACATAGCCCGTTGTAGACAATGGGGGACGGGGAAGACCCGTCCCCCAAAATAAAAGGAGTTAGGAGTCAGCATGAACGATATGTCTTTACAGGCAACGGCAGAATTGGCACGCTTTTTAGGAGTCCCACTGAAAGAAGCTGTCGAAAGAGTCGAAAGTTACTCAGTCTTGAACGCCGCCGAAATCTGGGCGCAGACGAAGCACTCAACACCAGATGAAGTCGAAAATTTCTATCAGGTAAACGATTTCTACCTCTACGAACTGATTCCGTGGAACTACAGCAGTCCCGAATTTCATCGTAGAATCGAACCCTTAATCCACTATCACAATAAGAGAATCGTGGAACTTGGCGCAGGTATCGGGTCGCTGTGTATTGCACTTGCTTACGCAGGCAACCAGATGTTTTACGTTGATATCAATCTCAAGCTTCAGCAATTCGCAGCCCAGCGCTTTATCGACAGGCAGTTAGCTATCCCCATCTACTCAGAGCTAACACACGTCAGGGATATCGATATCATCGTGGCAATCGACTTCTTTGAACACGTACATCCCGCACGCTTACCCGATTTACTGAAAGAATGTGCTTCGGTACTCAGGGACGGTGGTTTCATATATCATCGTTCGAACTTCAAACAGCAGAACATTTACCCGATGCACTACGACCACTCAGCTTACTTCAACAAGATGGCGAAAGACGCTGGACTCAACCTTCGAGAGGACGGCTCTTTGGTTAAGAGTCAGGAAAGCATGGGGATTCAAATTGGAATCCCTACACCCAGCGATATGCCCGACCCCCTGTTCTTCTCTTTCTTGAACATGAAGAAAAGACGGGGCTGGTTGATTACGAAGATGAAAGGCGATAATGTCGCAGACGCAAGAAACAAAATCGTCGCAAAGCTTGAGAAAGACTGGTTGTTCTTCATGGATTCAGACCAGACCTTTCACCCAGATACGATTGAACGTCTATTAAGCTGGAACGTCGATTGCATCTCTGGTCTTTACTTCAAGACGCCGGGGATACCTGTCCCTCATGCGTACGAATTCGCTTATGAGTCGCAGAACGAACAGAGTCCGGCGAACGATTACTGGTACTATCCCATCACCAACAAAGTCAATTACTATCTCGAAAAGTACAAAGACGAAATCTACAAGAACACCGAAGCAATCATACTCCCCAAAGAAAATCTGATTCCCATCGACGGATGCGGTGGGGGTTGTCTACTCGTGCATCGTCGTGTATTCGAAAAGTTAGAAAAGCCGTACTTCGCATTTCCGAAAGAAGAAGTGAGCGCAGGCGAAGATTTCTATTTCTGCCGCAAAGTGAGACAGGCGGGATTTCAAATCTACCTCGACCCCGGTGTTATCTGCGGACACAAGATGAAAGGTTTTGTGGGTGCGGCGCACTTTCTGAACTGGCAACACAATCAGAAAGACGGGAAAGACGTACTCGAATTCCCTTATCCGTGGGAACTCGAAAATCCAAACGCCAACGTGCAGAGGATGGTCGAACGATGAACGAACTGTTGAGTGTCCAACTCGAAACGACCAATATCTGCAATGCGAAATGTTTATTTTGTCCGCATGACAAATTCGAACACTTCGGAGTCATGCAAGAACATCTCTTCCGGAAGATTGTCGATGATTTAGCGACTGTTGACACACTCGAAACATTCATCCCGATGCTTACGGGAGAACCGTTCTGTGATAAAGACTTCATCTCACGCTTACGTTACGCACGAGAAAAGCTTCCCAATGTGAGATTCGAACTCTACACGAACGGAGGTCTTTTAACAGAGAAAATCGCCGACGAACTTTTAACCGTCAGTGATTTACACATCAATATCAGCGTCAACGGTATCAAGCCCCAGACACGGTTGGATATGACAGGGTTAGACGACTTCTGGAAGCTGTACCGCACGATTCAATACATGCAAAATAAGGGCATGAGCCTACGCTTTTCGGCAGTGGCGCATCCTGCAATGTCAATAGAGGAACAAGCTGAATTCGTGCGCTCTGGGGGAATAATGATTCAATACCAATCGTGGGCGGGTGAGATTTACCCCTACGAACGAAAGCGCTGGACTTCGTGCGTGCGTGCGAAGAATACACTGACGGTAAATTATCTGGGGCAAGTCTGCTTGTGCTGTTTCGACCCATTCTGTAAACAGCAGATGGGTGACTTGACTACAGAATCGGTAGGTGAAGTATGGACGAACGAAAAAAGAAAAGAATATCAGCGATTGCACAACGTCGGAAGGGGGAACGAACTCCCTCTATGTCGGAGATGCACCGAAGGTTAGACAGACCTCAATTACATCGAATGGTTGAAAAACCAGAGGGGATGAAATATGGAGCAACAAATGACGAGAAAAACACAGCGCTTCGGAATCCTCTGTAAGTCCATCGTGATGGGAATCGCCATCATTGCAATCGCCGTTCTGCAAAGTCTGGCGACAATCCATAACATCGATGGGAAGCTGACCTCATTGTCAATCGGTGCTATCTGTTTAATCGTGGGGATTACAATCAAAGATATCATCGAATTGATTAAGGGGGCAAAATGAGTTGGGAACAGTTGAAGCAGATTTACAAAACCCAAAAGAAGCAACTCGAAGACGAACAGAACAAGAAACTGACCGAGTGTCCCGAGTGTTTCTACCCTCTTGTGAAGAACAAGAAAGGTGAACTGCTCTGTCAGTTCCACGGAGTCGTAGGTCATGAATAGATGTTATTGTGCAGTTGAAACGCTGAAAAACAGCCTGTCGATGATTGGCAACACAGAAGATGAACGTCTTTTCAACGCTATTAAAAGCGCTTCTGATATCATCGATACGGTTACACAGAGGTGCTTTCAGCCGGTGCTGGCGACAAGATACTTCGACGGGAACGAACCGTTGGACGTCGATGACCTGCTCTCCGTGACGACTTTCAAAACAGATGAAGACAATGATTTAGACTACGACAACACGCTCACGGAAAACACTGATTTTATTCTCTGGCCGTACAACAGATTCCCGAAACGTAGGATTAAACTGAGTCCCACTTCGAGTTACGCAAGCTTCGGAGGGGCAAATGACAAAGGTATCCAGATTACAGGTTTATGGGCTTATGCTTTATCGGCTACTCCTTATTCGGCGTCTGGAACAACTGTTGCTAGTATTGATGCAAGCACGACGACATTAACCCCGGCTGATATCACCAAAATCGACATTGGACAGACGTTGAAAGTCGAAGACGAAGACATGTTCGTAGTGGATAAAGGCGCTCTTTCAGTCACGGTGGAAAGAGGCGCCAACGGCACGACAGCCGCTTCGCACACTTCGAAGACGATTTACATCTACGGTTATCCGAACGATATCGTCCGTGTCTGCTTATCGATAGCAGGACGACTCTTTACGCAAGAAGGAAAGACACAGGCAAGCGAAAGACTGGGAGACTACAGTTACAATCTTGAGAAAGATTTACTTGAGTGGGAGAAGCAAATCTTAATCAGATATCAGGAGAACGCAGTTGATTAGCCGGGGATTGCTGATTGATAAATTTACCGCTGAGATGCCCCACGAAACTGCTGATGGCATGGGGGGATTCGTCACCACGTGGTCGCCACACTTCGAATTCAAGGGCAGGCTGTCGGATTACTCCCCCAGAGAAAGCGAACGTCTCAACGCTGACAGGGAAACAGAAATCGCCACGCACACGATATACACGACGATAAACGACGAAATCTCAAGAACGTGGCGCATCACCCTAGACACTCGGCACTTCGAAGTCAAGTCGGTACACAGACCTTCGAACCTCTCGACGGGGATGATGCAAATCACTGTCAGGGAATTGACATGAAAGCTACAGCAGGGGGAGGTTTGGGGGGTCTTGATTACGACTTCAAAATCATCCGGAAAGACAAGCTTGTTTTACGTCTTTTCAAGATTAGTAAACCGCAACTGCAAGACATCAACACGTTAACCATCAGGCAGTTGTGGGCGTATTACTTCAGAGTTAAAAACTATCAAAGCTTATTGCGCTATCACGAAGCACGAGTTAAGCTGGTGAATGGAGTCTCACCAATCGCAGAAGAAAATATCAGGTGGCAACAGCAGTATTTCCCGCACTTCTTGAGGTACGGGTCGCCTGCACCACGGAGTTATATCGGGGCGAACATCTGTACCCAGATACTAAAATTATGGAGGACAGGCTTACGATTACGCAACTCAATTTCAAAGAGATGCAATTATTCTCGAAATACTACGGAGTCAAAGAACTAGAAAAGAACGAAACGTTCTGGGACGACGCTTTCAAAGCTTATTCACCCGACTGCGAAGTCGCTCTCCCGCTTGCATATAATCCCTTATCGGTCAGACTTGCGCTTGAAAATCTGAATTGTACCGCTGGGGATTGTGGTGCGTGCTGTTCATATCCTTACATCTACATCAAAAAGTCAGATATCGACAGAATACTTGCTTCGGGACTTGTGGGGGTGGGTGAGTTGGACAGTCTTATCAAACGAGATAAAGACAACGCTCTTTATTTCGACGGGACGAAAGGCTGTCCCATGCTTGAGAATTACAGTTGTCGGATTTACCACGTACGACCTGACGTTTGTTATCTCTTTCCTTTACAGAGTCCACAGAAGACCGTCTTCGCAGGGAAAGAATTGAAGCAGACGGTCGTCAGGATACGCTGTCGTCCGGCTTTCGATATGGTGAGGTTTATTATATCAAACGCAGTCAAAGAGACGGGGGGAACGTTGCTTCCCAATTTGCAAATCATAAATGGAGGTTAGAAATGGCTCAAGTCGAATCACCAACCAAAGAGGGATACACAGAACTGGCAAAGCTGTTAAGTGGGCAGGCTGCAACTGCCGCCAAGTCTATCGTCTTGATTAAGACGACAATCACAGCAGACGAAGACCAAACGTACTCAGGAATCACCAAAGTGACCGAGACGGGACTTTCAATCGCTGACGGTACGGTGACGAACGTCACGACAACGAACGCTTACGACTCGGCGAAAGTGAATCACAAGTTTACTGCCGGCGCATCGGTCACGCTGTTGGGCTTCGGGGTTTGCAACGACGACAACGATGTACTCTACATGATATGTGCCTTCGATGGTTCAGTCTCGGTTGCATCTTCAGATACCATTGATTGCACTGGTACAATGCAAATCGTCAAAGGAAGCTAACATGGCAACACGCTCAGGGTTGTCAAGGGGTGGATATCGGGGAAGCTTTACAGCAGAATTACGAAATAGTAAAGGTGAGTTAATCGCCCGTGATTTTACGATTGACATGCCTGAACTACCTAAATGTATCAATTCAAAGTGCCTGTGGGACTTCATGATTCAATGTCTGACAACAGCCTTAATACAGGGATATCATCACAAGCGCTTGGTTTATGCAACAAAAAATCGAAACAAGAAAATCCTCGAAAGATATCGAACAGGAAGTCCCAGTCCTCAAAATCTCTGGCAAGCGATTCACGCTAATATTAAACTGCGCTGTCCTATATGCAGGAAATACAACGCAGACCCACTCTTATTCGGAGGGATAAACGATGGCACAGAATCAAACAGTCACCAATGAAGGAATCACTGAACTTGTCAAGTGTTGCTCTGGGGGAACAGCTACCGGGGCAAAAAGTCTGGTTGTATTGAATAAAGCTTCGACGTGTACTTCTTCGGTTTCAGGGACATACACAACGCCAAGCGATTCTGCGACGAAACACACTGATGGCGGTTTGTCTATCGCTGACGGAACAGTAACACAGGAAACTACCAATACAACTGGCGATACGGTACAAGTTTACAAAGTTTTCACTGCGACTGCCAGTCGTAACGCCGCTGGGGTTTTAATGTGCAACGACGATAATGACGTAAGCTTGATGGAGTGTTGCTTTAACGCCGTACTACCCTTGGAGAACGGCGATACACTTACCGTTACTGCTAAAATAGTATTCGACCAAGCCTAAAGGGGGCTGAAATGGCTTTTACAGCGCGTGCCGAGACTTACGCCCGTGGTTCTTCACTGTCGTCTCCGTACGGCTTCACCATTAACAAAGCAACTGGTGTCGTTGATGGCGATATCATGTTCATGTTTTTAACTATCTATCTGGCAAGCACGCCACCGACTATTGACAGCGTGCCTTCCGGCTGGACGCAAGTTGCAACGAATTCAACTACCTATACCCGTTGGTATCTCTATTACAAAATCGCTTCCAGTGAAGGCACCAACTATACGTGGAGTTTATCCGCAAGCTGTCGATATTATGCCCTGAATGTTGCTTATACCTCTGGTGATTGGGAAGTCGCAGGCACCGGAGATATGACTATTTCCAATACACTCTACGGTACAGCAGGGCAGGCTGTTCGTGCCGCTTCAATGAACGTACCGAATGCCAACTCGCCGATGCTGTACTTTGGCTCAGTCTACAATACAACTGTTCGTACCTTTACCAAGCCTTCGGCACCTACTACCGACTGGGTTGAAGACGCTGACCAAGGAAACACTACCCCTGACATCTCCGTTACCAACGGTTCGATGATTTGGACAGGTTCTGGTGCAACAGGAGATATGGATATCACCTGTTCTGTGTCAATTACGACATACAAGCATGCCTTTGCAGTTGCTCTCGACCCACCTCCAGCTACAGACTACCCGATTACTACATCGGCGAATCTAGGTTTATCAGCTAGTGTTACCCGAAGTCTGGCTTTTAACATTGCGATTGCTCCGGTTCTTGGTTTGGGGGCATCTGTTGTCAGACTCATTTCCTTCCTAAGGGGGAATACGAACGCAGGCAGCAGACAAAGCCTGAGGTGGGATGAATGATAGACCAGATTGACAGCAATAAATATCGTTTGTCGGTTGATACTGACAGCCATATTGAGATTGGAAAAGATAAACTCAGCTTTTCCCCCACAGTTTTAATCAATCGCTGGAACGACGAATCTGGTATTGAACTCACGCTCTTACTTGATGAAACAATTCAGAAATTTACCACAAGCACATTGTCAAACGGGTTGTTAGTTGCTGAGAACGCCGAAAGCATTATTTCCTACAAGCAGGTAGGAACCAAGCAACCTTTTAACGACTCAGGGGGGCTGGATTTTACAATAACAATAAAAAAGGCGACTGGAAAGAATACGATTGATTTCGCTTTCTTCAGTCAGCATTGCAAAGCATACGAACAACCCGCTTTATCTGTTTTTTATCAGTCAGGATGGAGTGATGAATTCAAGTGCGATATCGAAGTCACCGATACACTGGTAAAAAGAAAAGAAGACCAGCGTAACTTATTGATGGCGAATGATTACGCCATCGGTGGGCTTGCTTTCTATCATGACACGAAAGGTAGGATTATCACGAGAAAATCCCCCTATAAAACGGGGAAATTCGGTTATCTGTTTCCAATGTCTGTCGTTGATGCTGTGGGCGTCAAGTCGGTTGCAACGTGGAAGATATCGAAAACAGACCGCTTGCAACTTGTATTGAATCAGGATTTTATTGACCACGCTGTATATCCTATTACTCTTTCACCAGTGGGGGATACGTTTGGTTATACTACTACCCCGACTTACGGTTATTCAGGTGCAGACACCGATGAAGCTAAAGCGTGTATCGCCACAGGAGTAGCAGGTACAGCAACAGCGATTTGGTTGCATGTGCTAAACTGGGCGGGTAGTGGATGCTATGTTAAAGGCGTACTGTGGAAACAATCAGATTATAGCATTGAGACTAACGCAGTCACGGACGCTGAGTCTATTCCCGGCAGTGCGGCGGCGGCTTGGTATGAGTGTACCTTTTCGACAAACCCATCGGTAACAGCGATTTCTTATCTTATTGGTTTCGTCCCATACTACTACCACGGTATCAGTTTTGACAACGGTTCCAGCAATGAGGAATACTATCATTCTAGCAATAGTTATACTAGCCCTATAGCAATGTCCAGCCCTGTTCAAAACTCAAGACTGGACGGTGCGTATGTAGTAGTCGAAACTGGCACCGATTATCCTATTACAACTACAGCAGAGCTGGACTTATGGTCAAGTGCAAGAAGTGGTACAGACTGGGATGGAGTAACTTCAACAAGCCTAGATTTAGGCGCATCACTGACAAGACAAGTTGCTAATTCAAGGGCTACATCTTCAGGTTTGCAACTAACTTCATCATTAACAAGGGCTGTCAACTATATCAAGACTTCATTGTCTAATTTGAGACTGTCATCGAATGTAATTCGTGCGGTGACTTATGCACGAGTGACAATGGCAACGGTTCAGCTTACATCGTTACTTACACGTGTATTGACTTATTCACGCACCACAAACCCTGAATTAACATTATCTGCACAAGCCACAATATTATCAGCCTTCATAAGAAATGCGACTTCGAAAATCGGGGAGAAAATATCAGCAAATGTGAATAAAGGGTTGACAAAAACTGCGAATATTATATTTTCAGTTGAAGCGACTTCGAATAGATTATTCACGGGAATAAGAACAAGCGCAACAAAGCTTGGTTTAGATACGACAGCGACAAAACAATCAAGTTTTAATCGCATTGCTAGTGTAAAAACTGGGGTCGTTGCTACAGCGTCACGGGTAGCTGATTGGATTAAATCCTCCAGCGTCTTATTCGCTGTCAAGACTTCTGCTATCAAGACAACTAATTTGACACGTCAGGCGGTCGTTTTACTCGCCAACAAGGTAGCGGCGACAAAAATCTCTGATTTTTTGAGAACGTCAACAGTTAGGTTTGGTGAGTTAGTCAGCGCAAGTTACGACCATATCGTTGGTGCTGAGGATTACATCAGGTCGGCTGTCGTCACAATCGGGGTTAAGACAAGCGCATCGATTATCAAAGGGTTTAATATTGTTTCGCTTACCCTTTTTGGAGTAAAAGTTGTTGCAACAAAATCATTGGCACTGACACGGACAGCGCTTGTCCGCTACGGAGAGAAGATAACAGCCACTAGGTTGATAGATATCATTCGCCTTTCGACAACAACACTTGGAAATCGCATCCAAGCAATCACTACGTCCGGAAGAAACTACAGCGCAACCGTTAAACTGGGGATGAAAGTCTCGGCGATAAAGACAAGCACGCTTATTCGTTCATCGGCGGTTAGTTTTGGGATTGCTGTTTCTGCGTCTTACACAACCGCAATCGAATTCTTTTCAACAGTAACTTACGGAGTAAAAACGACAGCGGTGAAATTGTTGGCTGTCAGCCGAACAGCGTCGGTTTCGCTTGGATTGCGTGTTACGGCTAGTAAGACGATAGATATTATTCGGTCGTCAATTACTCGTCTAGGAATCGAAGCCAGCGCTATCTTACTCTCAGGTAAGATTTATGAAGCTTTGGTTAGATTCGGCAACAAGGTCACAGCGACGAAACAAGCGTCTCTTACTCGAACAGCGCTTGTTACGACTGCTTTGAAGATATACGCAAGCGTCACAAAAACATACACAAGAACTTCAGAAATCGCATACGCCGTCAAGGTTTCGGCACAGAAATTAACAGATTATCTCAAGATTTCGAATGTTTTGTTTGGTATCAGAGCGACAGCTTCGAAATCTGGGGCTTTCAGTCGCACTTCAGCAATAGCTTTCGGGGTAAAAGTTACTGCGGTTTACTCTGGGGTTATCGCTTATATCTACAACTCAATCGTCAGATTTGGTGTCAGAACAAGCGCAACCTTCGAGTATATTTCTTCTCTGACCAGAGTCATGCTTCATCTGGTCGCAAGGTTGTTTGGCTTCAAATTACGCACAAAGACAACGAGTTTAACCTTGCAGAACCGTTCTTTCGACTTCACCTTGTCGATAGAATCAACGAGTCTAACACTACAGAACCGTTCCTTCGATTTCACTTTACAGGAGAGGCGAAATGTCTAATTTGAGTACAACGCTGGAAGTCGCCGAAGGACTGCAATATCAGAGCGCAACCGAAATCATGCCTTACACGATAACCACGACCGTTTGGGTCTCAAGTCCCACTTCTCCCACAGTCAAAGCTTACGATGAAATCGACGAAACAGACGTAACCAGTACAGTCTTCCCCACGAACAACCCAACGGTTGATGGCGATGTCATCTCACTATCCCCCTTGCGTGCTTTGACGAAAGGACATACTTACCGAGTAGAGGTTTCGTGGGTTGTGGGCGGTGCGACATACGAATGTTACTTCCGGGTCAAGTGTGAATTCTAATGAAAATCATCAGCCAGCGTGCAGCCGGTGAGGGTTCAGGTAGCACAAAAAGTGGTGCTGTCGTCAAATTCGTCTCTTACAAAGAAGAGGTCACGAACGCAATCACATATAAACTACAGCGGAACATGATTCTTGCCTGTCAGCTTGTCGAAAGAGACGCCAAGAAGAATGTCTCGAAGACTGGCTTTGAACATCCGCAAGTGCAGACGGGACGACTGCGTGCTTCAATCACCTACCGTGTTATCGCAGAAGACGTTCACAAGTTATGGGGTGAAATCGGCTCGAACGTCGTCTATGCGAAAAGATTAGAATTCGGCTTCATCGGTGTCGATTCACTGGGACGAAGATACAATCAACCCCCCTACCCATGGCTGTTTCCCGCTCTCGAAAGCAACAGGGAGAAAATCGTCAAATTGTTAGGACAGGGCGTCCAAGAAGGAATGAACTTATGATTGACGCTTTGATTCTGGGATTCTATAACAAGCTTGCTTCGTACAGCAATTATTACAAGACCTATCACGTTATCGCACCTTACGACTCTGATTTACCTTATGTGACGTATGGTCTTGAGACGAACAATCCAGTACCAGTCTTTGGCAATCTCGAAAAGATTGAACAATCGACGTTCTGGGTCAACTGCTTCGCCGAGTCGTCTTCAGTGTGTCAGGATATCGTCGATTTGGTCATCGCCAAGCTGGATAATTCGAGTCTGTCAGTCTCAGGTTACACACACATGGTCTGCTCTCGTGAGTTTATCGGGGCGATTGAATACGATATTGAATCGAAAGTTTACAAGATTCCCTTGAGATACCGTGTACTTATTTCAGAGTAGGAGGTTATAGATGGCTAACATTTCAGGGAAAGCAGGTAGTGTGCTTGTCGCAGCCGCTACCATCGCTGGCATCCGTAGCTGGTCGCTTGATTACACAGGCGATGCGCTTGAAACGACAGACTTCGGTGATTCCGGTCATCGTTCTTACGTTCCCGGCATCGATGGCTGGGCAGGTCGTTTCGAAGGCTTCAAAGACGGCGCCCCGCTTTCAATCGGTAGTGAAGTCGCACTTCAGTTGAAAGAATCAGCGACTTCGGGTCAGCTTTACACAGGACAAGCGATAATCACCGGGTCGCACCCAACAGTATCGGTCGATGGCGTAGTCAGTGTTTCCTATGATTATCAGGGAACGGGTGCGCTGACTGTTGCTACAGCATAATTGAGGAGGTAGAAAATGGCTCACGTATCAGGGAAAGCTGGCGCTGTTTACGGAACGACGACTGGTACAACTGCCGCCGCAGTTACGGGTATCCGTTCGTGGTCTTTGGATTACGTGATGGACGCTCTCGAAACGACTGATTTTGGCGACAGCGGTCACAGAACGTACGTTCCCGGTCTTGATGGGTGGTCGGGTAGATTCGAAGGATTCAAAGATGGGGCTCCAATAGCGATGGGTGCTTATACCGTACTTGAACTTCGAGAGTCAACGAACTCAACGCAGAAGTGGACGGGAAGTGCTATCGTGACGGGGCTTCATCCCACCGTATCTGTCGATGGTGTCGTTTCGTACTCATACGACTTTCAGGGGAACGGCGTACTAACACTGCCGACGGCATAAAATGCAAGGCGACTTTGGTGCAATCTTCCAGCATAATAAGCAGGTGGGGGGATTCTTGGATTGGCGTATGAGTTTCGAACTTGTCGAAGCAAATTACAATCCCATCGGCTTCAAGTCTTACGCAGTCACGAAATGGCGTCTGATTGCTTCGCCGTACTATTGGGTCGCAGATACGAAAAGCGACGAATACACTGTCGATTTATACAAGTTATACCTTGATGAACTCGTTTTATTGAGTAGAAATCAAGTTATCATCGACAGGAACCTCTCAGAGAAGACGAACTCGTGGCACGATAAAAGGCTGGAGGTGAAGCTTGCGTGATATTGACCAGACCGTCGTGTACTTGATGCGTATCTATCATTGGTCGTTGGAGTACACGACGGCGCTGGTGCAGAGACTACCCCTGCGTAAACTCAATAAACTAATCTCAGAAACGCAGGCACAAGAACGGAAAGCACGCTATGAAGAGGCTTCGAACTTCGCCATGATATGCGCTGTACTGGTTAACTTGCAGTCGAAAGACAAGCGCTCAATCGAAGACTTCATTGGACGACCCCCACAAACAAGCAAGCCGAAGAAAGAAACCATCGTCGACCTTGTGAGAAATCAACTCAAGTTAAAAATACCGAAATAGGGGGAAGCATGTCAGAAGAACTTATCAAAGAAGATGAAAGAGTCACGGTCACACTGGGTGGGGTAGAATACGTTCTAACACCGCTCAATCTGAACACGATGGAAGCCATCGAAGATGCCTTTAATATCTCATTTGAGAATGTCGGTGAACTCGCCAAGAACAAGCGAATGTCAACGACGAAGAAATTGTTGAATATTTTACTCAGGGAATACAAGCAGGATCCCGACGAAGTGGGCAAGCTTGTCACGATGAAGAATCTCTCGGAAATAACAGATGCAATAGCGAAAATCCTGTCAGGGGGATAAATTATGGCGGAAATCCTCTCTGAACTATGGGTCAAAATCAACGCAGACCTTGATGGTCTTTCCAAGCAGTTGACGACTGCCGAAGACATAGCGAAGGCACGTTTCGACAGAATCGGGAATGTCATTGGTACACGGATGCTGAAACTGGGTGCTCTCACGACTGGTGTCGGTGTAGGTATCGTGGCGGGACTCTACAAAATGAGTGATGCTTACACGAAAGCCGGCGAACAGATATACGACATGTCGAAAAGAACTGGCTTCGCCGCAGAGACTTTATCAGTCTTGAAGTACACAGCAGACCAGACGGGAACAAGTATCGAAGGTATCGACGTTGCCGCAAAGATGATGGCACGCTCAATCTACGATGCAACCACCGGGATGCAAACCGCAATCAGAGCGTATGAGTCTTTAGGCGTAGACGTAAACAAGCTGAAAAACATGAAGCCCGAAGACCAATTCTACGAAATCGCCTACGCTATCTCTGAGATTGAGAATCCCACGCAACGTGCGGCGCTTGCGCTTGAAGTCTTTGGTCGTTCAGGCACCACGTTACTCCCCCTGCTTGCGGAAGGTCGTGATGGTCTTGCGGCGCTTGCAGACGAAGCACGCAGATACGGACTGATATTCGACGATGAAGCAGCCGCGGCGTCTGATAAATTCCAAGACGCTCAAGCCAGACTGCAAGCCGCTTTACAGAAATTAGGCGGTACTCTGGGGCAAGCAGTTATGCCCATGATTGAGGACTTTCTCGAAGACTTGACGAACGTCACGGCGAAGGTCAGCGAATTCGTGAAGAACAATCCCGGACTCGTTGATACGGCGATGAAATTCGGCATGGCGCTCGTGGTCATCGGAGGCGCTCTGGTTTCGCTTGGCGCAGTGTTGAAATCTTTGACGAGTATCTACACATTCATCTTACTTGTTAAGACGGGATTTGCTCAAATGGGTACTTCTGCCGTCAGTGCGGCAGCGACTACTCAAACAGCGATGGTGTCAACACAAGCAAGCGTCGGCGGGCTTATCTCGAAATTGAACACCGTTTCACTCGTGATGACCGATATCGCTTTAATCGCCTACGATGTAAAACTAATCATCGACAACTGGGACACATTGAAAGAGCTACCATCAAGCTTCCAGATGCTAAAGAACACGATGGCGGGGAAAGGCGCTCTGGGACTCGAAACACCCGTTACCGAAGCGCTCTCAGAAAGTGCAGTCGAAGCTTTGAAGAAATTATCAGATGCACAACTCGAAGCTTTACGGGCGAGTGGTCAATTAACAGACGCTCAACTTCAGAACCTCAAGGAACTTGGTGTCATCACGACTCAGCAGTACGACAAGTTGAAAGCGGTTGTGATTGAGGTTAGAAAAGAGACAAGAAAGACCGCAGATGAAATACAAGCGGATGCAACCGAAGTAAAACTTGCTCTGGAACAGGTGGGTTCTGCGATAAACAGTTTACTTATGAGTCAGAAAGAGAAAATCGAAGAAACCTACCGAGCGTCAATCGATGCCATCGAAGACGAATTGTCAGTCGCCGAAGATGCACACCGTTCGAAGCTGGACATGATAAACAAGGAACTTGATATCGAACTCGGCATGTTGGACGCCAGAACGAAATACAAGACAAAGGGTCACCGTGAAGCCATCGAAGCTTTGCAGAATCAAATCGACCAAATCGACGAAGCAGAGCGTATCGCCGACGCCGAATCAGAGCGCAACAGTCTATCCCGCCAGATTGATGCACTACGGAATAAGCGTATCTTAACGCAAGATGACTTGAGACAACTGGCTGAACTTCAACTCGAATACAATGAACTCATTGCACGTCAGGAACGTGATAGCAGGAAAGCTGATTTAGAAAGTCAGCAAGATGCACTTGAAGACCAAATCAGACAGATTGAGGACGCCGCGGAGGACGAAGCCCAGACGTTGATGGACGAAGCTGAGAAGAAAAGACAGCTTGCGGAAGATGAACTCACTGAACTAAAAACAAACCTCAAAATCAGAAAAGACGAAATCGACAAAGACCGTGAAGAACGGATGAAAGACCTCGACTTCGAACTCGAAAAGTACAAGTCGATTCAAGAACAGGAAACAGTCGAAACCATCAACCAGCTTGCAGTCAGATTCAAAGAAGTACAGGATTACATCAACAATATCAACACTTTACCCCCGGGCGTCGTGAAAGTCGTCACCGAAAGAAGCGAAGAAATCACAAGCGGCGCAGGTATCACGAGTAGAGGCGGTGGTTCTCGAAGTTGGGGAACAGACATCGCCGCAATCAATGGTTGGTACGTTTGTCCCATATGCGGTGCGAAGTGGCAAGACCCTGCGAAGCTTTCTGCTCACATGTCACAATTTCATTCTGGCTCAGGGATGTTACCCGTCGAATCATTCGCAGAGGGCGGGTTCGTGAACAAACCCACGCTTGCGCTTTTAGGTGACAAAGAACCCGAATTCGCTATTCCTGCTTCGAAGATGGGCGGGTTATCAATCAACTTCACTGATTTGGTTATCTTGGACAGGGAGGAATCCGTCGAAAAACTGGCACAGGCTGTTTATGAACGAATCAAGCGCACTCAGCGCTTGGAGACGGGGAGTGTATAATGGCGACATTTGGTCAGACAGGCACATTACCAGATTGGGCATATAACGATGGCGGTTATTTCATCGGGTGTAAATTCACGCTTGAGGAAGACGGGGATATCGAATCGATTACCGCTTATGTGCGTGCATGGGGTGACTCTGTTCATATCAAAGCTTTGCTCTGTTCTTCAGCAGACCCCGCAACAATTCTGGCAACCGGGGCTGCCGCTTTGTGTTCGAACGGTTCGTACTCATGGGTCACTTCGTCTTTCTCAAGCGCCTATGAAGCAGAAGCGGGTGAATACATCCTCGGTTTTGTTAACGAGAATTACGTCGATTATCGTTCTGCTTCAGGTGACACTGGTCAGTATGTTTACGAAGCAGACAACAACTACACAACTCCGACAGCGCCGGCCGGTCTAACTGCGGAAGCTAAAGAGTTATCAATCTATGCTACCTACACGGCAACTGGTTCTCCCCCTGAACCACCGATTGGCGGGGGACACCTTATGTGTACTTCAACAGGGGGACTCTCAACAGGTTTCCCGCTTGAACTGATATCCCATCTCGTTATCGAATACGTGACGCCGAATTCAGTCTCAAACCCTACGCTTGAATGGGGGGCATCGACGCTTACCTCAGCGACAGAACTTGTCAACAGAGCGCACGCCGCAGGAATCGTTGCTTCGATATCGGTGTGGACTGCGTGGGATAGAACCGAAATCAACGCAATCTTCGCCAACTCCGGCTACCGTGCGTTGCTAATCGCCAGTATCGTTGATATCATCGAAGATACTGGTGCTGATGGTATCTATTTCAACTGGGAATCCTACTCGGATTATGAGTGGGACGTTGATGATTGGGCAACATTTATCAGTGAACTAGCGGCAGACGATGGGATGGACGGGAAACTAATTTCAGGCACGAACCCGACAACGAAAGCTACCTGTACCGCCGCAACAGTCAATACGTATTACGATTGGTTGTATGTGAACGTCTACGATTTAGACCCATATCCCGAAAATTGGTACGGCACATTATCAGCTTTCCAAACAGCGCTCAACACAGCTTATTCGACATGGGGGTTTAATAAAGACAAGATATGCGGCGGCATCAATATCGCATGGCGGGGTGGTTCGGGCTACCCTGATAACTGGATAAACTGGGGTTATATGCAAGACGGTTACGACCCACGCTCAGGAAAATACTTCCCGATTCCCGCTGACAATCAGAATTCAGTCTCGGATTCAGACTACGAATGGGGGGCAATATACGGGTGCGGTTATAATCTTGCACGAGACAAAGCGCAGTGGGCGATGGAGAACGGTTTCGCTGGGATAAAGATGTATATCGCCAATATCGACGACATCGGCGGCTCGAAATTACACGTTACACAGCTTAATTCAATCGTGATTTCAGATGTTTCGATTCCCGAAGGCGGGGCGAGATGGATTAGATTCAATGGTTCATACACAACAAAGATGGGAGGAATGTAATGGCACAAACAAACCCGATGAAGAAAAATGCCGCTTGTAAGATAGTCTTTCCTATCTTCGATGCGGACGGCGACCTCGTGAGCGGCGCCACAGGACTTGACTCAGAATACTCCTTGGATGGCGGCTCTTTCTCAGACTGCACGAACGAAGCGACTGAAATCGGTTCGACAGGGATGTATTACTTGAACTTGGCGGCGGGGGAAACGAACGGAGATGTCGTCGTTATTCAAGTCAAGACTACCACTTCAGGGGCGAAGACCACAGCGCTGGTTTTCTATACCGCATACGCCACCGACGACGAAATCTTCGGATGGATATCGACAATCTATACTGCTGTCAGTGCAATCAAGACCAAGACGGATGCACTACCTTCCGGCATCACGAAAGGTGACGCTCTGTCGAAGTTCCCTTTCATGATGGTTTTATCTTCAGACCACTTAACTCCAGCGACAGGCAAGACTATAACTGCGACCATCTCGAAAGACGGGGGCTCTTTCGCTTCCTGTGCAAACGCTCCGGTTGAAATCAGCGGCGGTTTCTACTACATCGACCTGACAGCGACAGAGATGACCGCTAAAACCATCGCCCTGAAATTCACCGAGACTAACTGCGACCAGCGAAGCATCACGCTGGTGACTTCGGATATAGTTTAATGGAAATCATCATTTGGCCGGCGCTTTACGAACAGTCTTCAGGGTACGGTCTGTTCATCCCGGTCTACAATACAAAACAGAGCGTCGCCCCCGTGACGAACTGGGGAAACTACAAAATCAAGGTAGACTGGGACAACGATGGCGACTTCTCGGAGTCTTCCGAAGACATCACGAACGATGTTAAGTGGTTGCGCTATGGTCGTGGCTTCGATAGTCAGAACTCGAAATGTTCTGTCGGTCAGCTTGAGATGCGCCTGAATAACATGTTAGGGACTTACACTCCGACGATACACGAAGAAATCAGACCCAAACGATTGGTGCAGGTTACAAGTGAAGCTGGCGGTTTCTTCGTTCTCTTTACGGGCTACATCGAAGAAATCACCCCCAGACCTGAAACCAAGATGCAAGACTGCTATATCACAGCTTTGGACGGGATGAACTGGTTGGCGCTCACAGAGGTTGATATGCCCGTCTATTTCAACAAACACGCAGACGAATTGTTTTACAGGGTCGCAACAGCGGTTGGATGGCCGGGGGTTAGTTATCCAACAATCGATTACAACTACATGTTAGCTTTCGGTAGCGGTGATACGATTTCGAAATTCTGGGCTTTTCAAGAAAGCGCCAAGTCGGTGTTTGAGAAACTTGCCCGCACGATTGATGGACTTGTGTGGATTGATAAAGACGGGCGATTACGTTGTGAGGATTACAACTCGAAACAGTATTGGACTGCACCTGAGACGTGGTTCTCGAATGACATGCAATCAATCCGCTACACATCTTCACTGAAAGGAATCTATAACTCAATAAACATGCAAGGTTACTACGGAACCGTGTGGGATAATATCATCGTGAATATCCCCCTGAGACAAACACTGGCGAATGGCGCAAGCTTAACCTTCAACGTCAACTGGGAAGACAATCGTGAACCGAATAACGCCTTCGCCGTGTGCTATGTCAGCGAAGCGGACAGAACCCCGGTCTACTACAACTTCACCGTCACGTGGGCGAACACAAAGAGCCGTTCTTGCGACGTGACTATTACGAACAATACTGGCGCAAGCATATGGATTGATTATGCTTGGCTTCAGCTTCAGGAAAACATTGCACCGATTTCGACTTACAACGAACAAGACGCCACGAGTATTTCACTTTATCAGAAGCGGCAGAAGACCATCGACGGATACTACCACTCTGACCCGGATTCAGTCTGTGCCTTATATCTGGCAGAGCTAAAAGACCCGAAGCTTGAAATCGAAATGACTGTTGTAAACCAAAATGCCGAAACACTGGCTAAAATTCTGCGGGCGGAAGTTACACACTTAACGGGAGTGACCAATAATCCGCTTCAGATATACGCCCACTTCAGGATTATGCACATGACACACGAGATTTCGATGGGCGCACGCAGACATCAAGTAACTTTCAGACTCGAACACTATCAGGATTTAGAGTATCCTTTCGAGTGGTAAGATGATTGCGAACGTTTATTATTGGATTCTGTGGTACTGGGGCTTCGCTGATACTGACGGAAATTTCTCCACGCACTTCGACAGAGAAAAGATAACTTATATGCACCGCAGAGCGAAAGAGAGGCAAGGCCTCGTGTGGTGGTTCGAAAGTCTGGGGACATTGTACGCTCTGTTAACTGCTGTCGTTGTGCTTGCGTGTTTCCACAGATTCGGGTACATGTTAATCCCGCTCTTATTTCTGGCTATCTCAACGTGGTTTTTCGTACACGTGTTATTTCCGTATCAATCTCCCGATGACTCTTTCTGGGAGGGTGAATAATGAACATCATACACACAATCTTGGGAGGCATATCTAAATTCAAGCCTCAGAACTTCAATGACTTTCTGTGTCTCTTTATACTCGGCTTCATCTTTCTGCTGTGGACAATCGATGGATTCGTTGTCCTATCGTTCGACCTCAACGGTGAGGTGCTGACAGCCACAATTATCTTTTTTACCCTGATTGGTCAGTATTACTTCAGAAAGAAGATGAACGAATAAAGTCTGCTTCTGCCTGTCCGGCATGCTGTTCCTCCTTATCGGCCTTGAGCATGGGGGTAGTTGACTCCTCTACCCCCATGCTCGGAGGCAATCTAGTCATCTTTCGTTTTTTTCAATTCATAGGCAAGTCTCAGGTATTCGTCAATCAATTCTCGAAGCATTATATTTCTTTTCAATGATTCGATTTTCAGATTACGCCACAGTGCTTCATCAACTTTGATATTGATATCTTTCATTCTCACCTCACAATGGGGGGAACGGATTTATGTCTGTTCCCCCCGTTTTTTTTGTTATGCCCGCAGTAAATATTCCCATGCCCTGTTCTTCGCTTGCATTCCACTACGTCCCCAGACGTTCTCCAGTCTGTTGTCAGCGCTGTTCTTTTCGTTCGTGATGCGGTAATAGTCGATGTATTCGACGACAGCATTGAACGCAGCCCAACGAGTGTGCTTGATGTTCACATCCGCCAGACCTTTCCCTTTGCCATCGAATATCTCGGTAATAAGAGCGAATTGGGCTTTCCGGCGGGTGCTATAATCATCAAAATTGACCTTGATGTTCTCAATATCATCTTCAATCTTGAAAGCGTAGACAAGCATCTTCTCGAAAACTTTGGCGGTGATTTTCTTTTCAGCAAGGGCGAGCGCCTGCGTACCAAAATGTTCGTAATACTTGCTGGTCGCTGTGATGATATCCTTGACTGTTTCAAGCTTTGCCTGCACTGTTCCGTAGTGTCTGGTATAGAACGTTTCGTCGTGTGCTTTGCTTGCGATTGCCTTTAAGACGTTATAGCACTGCACACGGGTTGGCGTGAAGAATATCTTCAGAGCGCTTGAGAAATCGTGGGCATTCATGAGAACAAGGAACTTTTCGACTTCATCGCCCTTGATTGAGATTGTGGCATCGACCTTCGCCGCAATCCAGATGAACTTCCCACCCCGCAAGGATCCTGCTGACTGGTAAGCCCCCTGTTTTTGAGCGACTACACCATCGAAGAATTGAAATGCTTGTTTATTCTGGATGGGAACGTATTCTTCGCCTGCGTAGCCCAAGATGCGGTTGTCAGTCTTACGTCGCAGGGCGTACTTCCCATCGATGGGGACGAGTACGCCATTAACGTCATGATATAGATTAGCTTTCTCAACTTCCCAGTCTAATCCAGACTTGACGATTGCCTCTTCGGCTGTTTCGACTTCTTGCACGTCGGTACCAACTGTTTGCCATGCTGGTTTTGTGTAGAACCCTGTTTCTAATTCACCCATTTTTTACTCCTTATTCAAAATATATTGCGTTCCAGTCCAATGAAAATGAAGTCATTGAACTGTGTCCTTCGTCGTCGATGATATTCCAGTCCATCTCACGCTGTTTATACTTGATGGCGATATCGGTTAGACTCATGTCTTTATGGTACTTGCGCTGTTCTTCGACATAGCGCTGGAAGTTGGCGTCCTGTGTATCAACGACAGACTCGGTCTTGTAGTAGCCGGTAACTTTTATCTTCACGTCACCTCCTTACTCCTTCTTCAATAGATTCGGCGCTTGTAACTGGTCATTGAGTCTGCCCGCAAGGATGCGCCATTCCTCACGAGACTTTTCCAACTCTGCAAGCTTCTTTTTGATTGATTTATAATCGTCAATCAGAGATGATAACAGATTCACGAAGTCTTCGACTGTCAGCTTCGGTGGTATTTTGATTGCTTCAACGACTGCCTGAATAGATGGAGATGAAAGACGTGAACGTGGACGGAATTTACCTTGTTTGATTCGTGCTACCGTCGTAAGGCTGACACCAGCCAATTCAGCGATTTCACGAACCTTAAACTTCTTTTCGGCAATCAATTCAGTGATGTCTTTGACCTGCTGTTCTTTGATATAGATTCGTTTACTCATTACAATTCCTTCAGCTTCGCAGTGCCCGGGACGACTTCATAGATGTTAAGAGCGACTTCTTCGGAGAAGATTGCGTACAGACCTTCTTTCTGTCCGCACTCAGGGCAGATGATATCTTTTCGGGTATGATTTTCGGGGTGCCACGTGGCGATTATGAAGTGTAGCCCGCACTTGCGGCATTTTATCTTCAACTGGGTGTGCATTTTCTCTCCTTTTATTTCGATGGTTTCGACTATGAGAACGTCATGGCTTCGACGGAGCGAAGACTCTATACTGCGGTGAGTATAATATCATTCGCTAGACTTTTTGTGTGTCTTGGATGGGCAAGATTTCGACTTCTCTTATCCACAACTTGTTGGATTCGAGACAATCGGGACAGACGTTGCCGGAGAAGACGTGACCAGTCCACTTCAGCTTCATCTTGCGCCAAGCAGGCGGTTTGTGTTCAGAACATATATCCCGCCCGCACAACTGACAGATGTAACAATCAGCCCCACAGTCACAAAATCTCATTTATCACCTCCTTTTTGATTTATCCCAGAACCGAACGGTTCACTTTCTGACCGAACAGGTTGTATCTCTGACCGCACTTACAGCGGTTGGTGTGTGTTTCGAGATACACCTTGCGCCCGCAGTCACACTTCCCGATTTTACGCTCAACTTGACGATAGCTGTAACCGTACGGCACGCTCGTATTGTAAGTCCCGACAATCTCCATGAACTTTCCTCCTTATGTCTCCTTCAGATATAAAGTGTACTGGGTTTTCCCGATTATCGCTGTGAAAATATAGTCTTTGATATTGGTGACGGTGATTCCTGCTAGTTGAGCCTTGATGACTTTATTGAAGACTCGAAGCACTTTCTTGTCGTTGATTTCATCGTCGGATACGGGATAACCCCTACGCTTTCCAGCGTATTCCTGCATTGCTTTCTGATAGTAGTATTCACCGGAACAACCGCACATACAGCAATGCGGCTTCCCGACGTAGGCGGTTACTACGTCTTCAAGCTTGATGGGCTGAATTTCGAAGTTGGCGTACATCATAGATTTCCCTCCAAACCGATTTCGTTGATTACTTGCGGTATAAGAACGATGGCGCACGCTTTCTGACTTTCGACCCAGAAAGCGCACTTTTCCTCGATACAGGCACGCTTGTCGTAGATTCGTTCGTCATATTTCGCTGAGAACATCAAAGGACACACTTTCACTGCTTCATCTCCTGCAAGTATTGAGCTAACATCAAGAACCACTCGAACTGTGTGTACTGGTGCACCTCTTTGAGTGCTTTTTGTAAGATTAAGATGTCTGTTAATACGCCTGTCATAATTCGACCTCCCAATTATGAATTTTTTTTGTCACGCTTTGTCACGGATTTTGTCACGTTTTGATTCTGGGGAGAGGAAGCGGGAGGTTATCCCGCTTCATTTCACTGCTGTTCTTCAGTATCGGTTTCTTCAGTCTGGGATTGCTCGGCTTTTTTCTGTTCGGTGGGGTTAACGACGATGACCGGGATTTCAAGATTCCCGATTTCGACTTTCTCTTGGCTGATGGCGAGGTGTGCTTTTTCCATCTTGACAACTATCTCATTCAAGACTCGTTTGATGTATTCATCGACGGTATCTTTGGTGTGATTGCCGGAAGCGCTTCCATTGTGGCTTGCCAGATTATCGACTCGATACATCTTGATTCCCGCACGGCTGAGATTAACTTCAGGAAGTATCGCTGTTTGAGCGATATCCCCTTTCCACTCAGTCTCGAATAAGACTCTGTACCTCTCGTCTGGTAATTCTATTTTGGTGACTACGATTTTTAACATTTTTACGACTCCTTACTTTAATAATTTTGTGACTAATTCTTCTTGTTTCTTCGTCTCAATAGCTTTTCTGCAATAACGCCTCCTTGTTTCTTCGATTGCGGTTTTCCCGTCGAGGTGTTCGACCTTTCCAATCAAGGCTGCTAACAGCGTACCAGTGCGACCGTGAGCGCCGAAGCAACCGATTTCGACTATCTTGCCGTCTTTCAGAGCGTCGATTATGTAATAGACAACTTTGTTTAGGATATCGACATCGACGACATCGAAGTCTGCCCACTTGACGAACACAGCGGGATACTCATTCAGCCCCAGAGAAATCCCTCTTTTCGTTCCCGTTGACCAGATGGGTGAGACGAAATTCATCCAGTCAGTGGCGAGATATACACCGATATCAGGTTTGCGACGTTTCGCTGATTTCGCATCTTTATACGCACTGCACAATACTTGATACTGTCCGACTTTGACTGGCGTCTGGTCGTGTATCTTCCCGCATACTTCATTTTTAGCTTTGTGGGTCTTCGTACCGAACATTGAGTAGTTATCTCCGTAGTCGTAGGGGTCAAGCATGGTGGTTTGTTTCTCCTCTTTCTTCTTGAATGGTTTGAAGTTTCCGCACTTCATACAGAGAAGCCCTGTGGAGAGTGACTCCATCAGGGCTCCGCAGTATTGGCAATTTTCGAATTCGTCGTAACTTTCAGCTATTAACATCATGTCTCCTTATTTCATATCGATTACTTCAAGGGTTTCTTTCGTGGCGATTGCTCTCAGGAAAGCTACATCGCCCTTGAATTTGGCATCAAGGACTTGCTGTAACCCGTGTACTGACCAGACTTTATCGAAGATATGAGTTCCGTTGTGCTGGAGTGACCACGTTGTGTCTACGAACATGGCGGGTGTGTCTTCGCCTTTCAGATGTCTTAATAGAACCACACAAGCGGTTCCCCATTTCTTTCCCCCGTAACCAGGAGACCAGCTTCCTTCGTTGAAGCATTGAGCGGCTCTTTCTAAAGCTTCGAGACCCATATTATCTCGAATCTCTTTCCACTGCGTCCAGCCCCCGGCTCGGTTGATTTTAGTCGCCCGAAGCTTCATCCCAGCGGATTTCAGATAGTGTGACAACTCTTTCGAATGTCGAAGTTCCCCGCCGATTGACATGTCTAGATAGGCGGTGAATTGTCTGTCAAGTTTTTTCAGATGATATCGATACACAGATTGAGCGTACTTATCTTCGGGATGCTGTGCAACGTGGTCGGAGAGTAGGTAGAAGTCTGCACATTCTTGAATCAAGACCATCTCTTTGTCGATATCCCATATCATGGTCGCTTTTGAGAACGTGGCATTTATCGGGCTTACAGTCGGCATTTCTTCGACGTGTTCAGTTACTGATTTAATTGTCTTTACTTTCGCTGACTGCTCAAGCTTCTTGGTTACAATGCTGACTTCGATGTTCTGTCCCTTGTAGTGACCTTCGTATGAATGAGTGGTTGAAGGCTGGGATTCAGCTTTGTCTAACTCAGCTTTGGCGGCTTCGATGGTGTACTTGTTGATTGTGTAGTAGGTATTCTTTCCCGCCTTCGTGGCTTTGACGATTTCTTTCTTGGTCATCGTCTTCAATAGGTTGGAGACTTGAACGTAGGTCATACTGGTTGCATAAGCGATATCCGCTTTGGTTAATGTTGTTCCGTCATTGAGCAAGCTTGCGATTTTTTCGTGTAATTCTTTACTCATTGTCTGACCCCTTATCATTATTGAGTCGTTAGGCTTTCGATGTTCGACTCTTTTATTCCTCCCTTTCAGGTTGAGCGCCCCGTCTTTGTTGACGGGGTCTAGCCCTGCTTTGCTTTTCGTCAACGTACCCTTTCAAGATTTCGACTTTGTAATGTCTAATCTGTTGACTATCTCTTAACACCCCGTAGTGCGTCACAGTCTCGTTTCGAGTGAGAGGTCTCGGCTCTCTGTTGCTTCGTGTTTAGACTTCATGCGGTCGACTTCATTCATCTTCCGTGAGCGGTCGTTCGAGTGTGCTTCTTGATTGCTGGTTCAGCGTCTTTCTACAACGGCGGACTCGGTACTCTGTGAGTCTCTCGACTCTATGCGCTTTCTTCAAGCTTGGTGTCTCTGCTGTTCGTCTTACGCTCCCTTATCTCAACTTACATTATAAATTTAACATAGCTGACTATGCTTGTCAATAACTTTTTACAATTATATTGTGCGTGGTGAAACTATTTTTACGCAAATCTGCGTATTTTAGCACAAAATCAGAAAAAACGTATTGACAGCTACATATATAAGATGTAACATTTTCTTGACAGTCTCAGACATGGGGGTGAGATATGAATACAGCCGTAGATATCGCTACTATACTCAAACAGACTCAGGAAAAGCACGCTCTGACAGACGAACAATTTGCCGAAACGTTGGGTATATCACGACAGTCTTGGTCTTTAATCAAGACAGGACGACAACAGCCAACCCGTCAGATATTAAGTGCAATCATCAAAGAGTACCCCGAACTCACGGTCGACGTGATGCTTTACCTGAAAACAGCGCCGGACGAAGAATAAAAAAGGAGGATAATCATGCCGGACAACACAACCCTACACCTGACACAGCCCAGCTACCGATGCGTGTTTGAACAAGCCGCATCAACAAAGGGAATTCTGGGTATCAAAGTCGAAGCCAACTGCGACGAACCACTGAAAGCTGTCAACGAAGCTTATCAAATGCTTGTCGAAGCGAAGCTAAAGACGGAGGAGGAAGTGCAAATTGGGTGAAACCAAGCGTGATACCCTGACAATCCTCGAAGCGAAAGAACCCCAGAAAATCGGCGATAAAGGCGCTCAAAAACTCGTTATCAAAGCCAAGAACAAAGAGGGGAAGGACTTACAGTATTTCACATTCTCGAACAGACTGTTTTCCTATCTCACGCAGGACGCTGTAATAGAATGTGATATCGACATCTCGACCCGAGAGTACGAAAATCAGACTTACACAGACCGTAAAATCACGCAGATATACAAAGACGGGCAACCTGTCGAAAGGAAGGGTGGTGGGGGTAACTTCAACAATCGTGATGCTTCAATCGAACAGCAGGTAGCAGCCTACATCGTCACTGATTTATGGAAATCAAGTCTGCTCACGAAAGACGACCCACTCGTTAAAAAGATGTTAGTCTGGATTGACAAGCGACTGTCAACAGACAAAGCACCAGAGCCAGCGAAAGCCCCTGAGCCAGTGAAAGCCCCTGCACCCGAAGTCAAGAAGAAAGAATCGAAGCCCACCCCTGCGAAAGACAACAAGTCTGAACAGGCAGTCACACCCCCACCGCAGAAAGCGCCTCCAGCGAAGCCAGACACTTCACCTAAACAGGAAGAAATCTTCCCCGCAGAAAAGCCTGCCGAAAAGCCCAAACAGATTTGCCCCATGCACAAAGTCCCGATGGAACAGCGCACGAACAAAGACGGAATACTGTACTGGGTACACAAAGTCGAAGGCACTGAAGCTGATTACTGCAATGGTTCAGTCGTGAGAACAGCAAAAAAATTGAATAAGGAGTCATAAATGCGACCAGAAATCAAAAAATTCAAGAACAGGGCAGACTTTCTCGTCGAAAGAGCCGCACTCGAAGCACAAGACAAACCCGTGATTTCTATATCGAAAGCGCCTGAATACTTTTCTTTCTTCACGATGGACAGGGGGCAGGCACTTGAAATCAAAATCAAAGAATTGGCTGACATCGTAGAAACACAGAAGATGATTGAAGAAATGAGAACCATAGTTAAAGAGCGTATCGAAACACACCCTGATGAAGCAGAAAACCTGAAAGCCATCGATGAACTCGGAGACTTGCTTCACGAACTTGGTGAAGCTACCGCCCAGAAAGCCCAAGAAAAGAAAGAAGAACAGACAAAGATGTTCCCCGACGCCAAGACAAGATACTCTGTTCCCCTGCACCCCAGACACAGACGCAAGCCTCAGCAATGGGAAGAAGACGAAATCGTCGCCGAGTATAAGGACTCAAAGAACGTCAAACAAGTGCTGGTAAAGCACGATATTTCGTCAGGTAGACTATACCGCATACTAGCAAGACATCACATTGCAGTTGACAAACGCCCCAGACAAAAAGCACTCATAAAGTAGGCTGAACTATGGTGTGTGCGCTTTGTGGGGGTAAAGGTCAGTATCCGTTAGTGAGGCACGGTCGCATCGTGCCTCACACGTTCGTCGATTGTGACTGCAAGCAAGACGAACCTGAACACTTTCACAAGAATACACCCGATATCATCGATTTCCCTGTTTCGTGGGACTTTTACAGACACTTCGCAAGACACTATGGTTGGGAAGAACCACCCGACAATATGGTCAAACCCCCAGAAAAAAAGAGTGAAAAAACATCATTGTATAAGAAGTCTTACAAACAGAAGGGATTCTCCCCAGCATATGTAAAACAGAACACGAGTTATGTAAATAATCAAAAATCGGGTGAATCCAACAAAACAAAGGGATTGGATTCTTTGAAATCGAGTAACCAGACTCAAGACGTGTTGAAGACAAGTGGTAAAATTTAGATTATCCTGACAGACTAGACACAAGTTTTAGAAAGTTTAGACAAGGGAGTGTAAGTTTTAGAAAGATTAGAAATTTTAGAATCGTCGAAGCGGATTTTAGATTCCTAAGACGCTTTAGAAAAGTTTTAGAAAATCGTTAGATTTTTTATGTTAAGCGACAATCTGTCAATGGAGTGTTACAAGTGGCTGACAACAAAGAAGAAATTTACAAGACTGTTTCTGCTCTCATTGATAGCTGGCTTGAAAATCACAATGACGAAACATTTGATTTGGACTACATTTGCCGGCACTTGGAAATCAGTTCCCGTGAGGGTCGAACTCAGGTATCCAATAAACTCAATTATTTAGTTAAAAAGAAATTCTTATCCAAGCATAACCATATATATAGATATATAAATAAGGTTACTAAAGGTATAGAATGGGTAGATATCAAAGATAGTTACCTTGGATTCGCCTTCCCGTCGAATCATCAAGAAAGCGACTTGACTTACTTTTCATTTGCGAACTCTGTCAGGTTGAGCGAAGGTTCGCTTGTTGTGATTGCGGGAGTGGGGAACGGGGGAAAGTCTGTGACATGTCGAAACATCTTATGGGATAACATGCACAACTACCCAACTTTATACATGTCTTCAGAGACTACAGGTGCTTCTTTCAGAAGATACGCTCAAAACATGACATGGCAAAACCCGTTGGGAACAGATGGGAAACCAGTCTTCACACTCATTGAAAGATATCGTGATTTTCAGGATGTCGTGCAAGATGGACACTTAAACATCATAGACTGGCTTGATATCGAATCAGGTGAATACTACAGAATCGGACAAGAACTCAAGGAAATCAAAGAGCAGAATCCCCACGGAATCACAGTTGTATCAATTCAGAAAGACCCCCAGAAAGAATTGGGTCGTGGTGCGACGTTCGGTAAAGAACTAGCTTCAGTCTATCTGACTATCGACTACGACTCAGAACACGACCTACGCAGAATGAAAGTGGTCAAAGCGAAAGAATGGGTGGGAAACATCGACCCCAACAACAAGATTTTCGGCTTCAATATCGTTAATTTCGGTTCGCAATTCGCCAATATCAGAGAAATCAAAAAGTGTAAGCACTGCTATGGTTCGGGGCGCTCTCATGGTGCGGACTGCGTAGACTGCAATGGTGTAGGCTGGATTGATGTCTACAGTGTACGCAAGTCAGCAGAGGAGGAGATGGGAATTGAATTCTGAACAGCAAGTTTTACTTGAACGGGTACGCAACGGTAACAATCTAATCATGAAGGAATACCTGAAGCCGGGAGACTTACCGAAGTGGATTGATGCGGCGCACGAGAAATTATATATCTTGTGTTTGAATCTCGTGGCGACAGGCTATACTGAATGTCTGTATGAATTCGAAGAAAAACCAGACTGCAATCAGCCTTTCACGTGTGTTGCCTGTCCCCGGGGATGGATTGACTAAAAGGAGACTAGATGATAAAAAACCTACGAATACTTATCTACACAAACCCCCTGATTAGGGATGACGCTGGTAAATACTTGTACGACAAAGACTCTGGTTTCATCTGTATGAAGCATATCATCGAATCGATGCCCGCAGATTACAGATACACATGGGTTGTTCCAGAGTCGGTGTATCTCGAAGAAAATTGGGAAAGATGGCCGTGGTTCACTTCAGCGAACAAGAACGTAGACGTGATACCTTACCCTTTCGGTAGCTCTGTACTCTACAATCGCTATTACTTCAACGGGACGTATCTCCATCAACGGATAAGCGCTGATGAAGACATCGACGTGATATTCTGCAACCAACCTGAGGTCGCTGCCGCCCTGAAAGTGTGGGCTGTGTATCGAAATACACACCCCGTTATCATCTCATTCTTTCACTGGATGGACGTTAAAGCTTCGAGAGAATTCTCAGCAGAATTCGCCGGTTACTTCTGGCGTGAGTACGAAGCATATCTACAATCCGACTGTTGTATGTTCCATAATGACTACGCAAGGGATTTATTTTATCAGGAAATCAGAGACCATATCAAAGACGAACCCGATAGACCAACAGGGTTATTTCACCCCCCACCCACGATATTCGGCAAAGAAAGCTTCGAACTTCCCCCTGAGGCTGTGGGGAAGAAAATCGTCTTATTCAATCACAGATTAAACAGGACGACCAATTTCAAGGCTGCGATTGATGCACTTGACGAACTCTACAAAGAGCGGCAGGACTTTGTTATGTGGTTGACAGACGAAAAGAAAGACGTGAACGTGGGTGACTCAGTTGACAAACCATTCATCATTCGACAGACGATGCCTGCGAACCAGTATGGGAAGCTAATACAGCAGTCACACGTTGCAATCTGCAACCATAAGGGTTACTCAACGTGGAACATGGCGATACTAGACAGCTTGGTGAATGGTTGCTTTACTCTCATTCCCTACGATTCGGTGTATAAAGAGATGTTCGATGATGTGGGTTTCGAGTACGGACAATATCACAATT